TTTGGACTGAAGTAATCGCGAAATACAACGTGCTTTCCGTCCTTTCTTTCAATCGTTCCAGAGAGCCCAATCTTGTAGCGAGCATAGCTTTTATCAATAATTTTAGAAAAAGTGGGGCTACTTACATGGTGCATTTCATCTAGAATAATTGTGCCGAACAGAGTTGCTGTTTCCGCTACTTTCTTGTAAAGGGATTGGACATTTCCCACAACAATGGGAGTGCTAGTATCAAAATGACCGCTCCCGATAATACCAGGTTTAAATCCATATACTTTCTCAATTTCCCGTACCCACTGATTTCTCAGTGCGACGGTATGAGTTACTACGAGAGTTTTCTGTCCCAGCTTTCCAGCAACTGCCAGGGCTGTAAACGTTTTTCCAAAAGACACCCAAGCATTGAGAATACAACTATCTTCTAGGTTGTCATATACTTCTTGCTGAGCGGGCCTCAGAACTCCGCGAAACTCTGGAAAAGAAACCGGAGAGTGAACTCGCTTCTCGACTATTTCATAGCCTTCTGGAATTAAGTCCACCCTGCCGGAGGGAATCGAAACAAGATTCGACCGAATAATTCCAACATTTCGTAAAGTTACAGGAGGGTCATCCTGGCGAGCAGGAGGAATCGTGTAACTTAATTCATCAAGAAGTTTTTGCTTGTACTCCGGCGTAACTTCAAGATAAATTCTGTTGGAAATTACTGCTTTCATAGGCCGAGTGAATGTTTCGCAATTAGATATTTTTTAACAAAGCTACTACGCACAATATCTGAAATACCGAACTCAACAATATCAAACTCGGACATTTCATTTAGAACTTGTAGAAACTCTTTCATGCCGTTTTTCGGCAAATCCGCTTGTGCAAAGTCACCGCAGAAAATAATTCTAGAATTCTCACCTACTCGCGTAATGATTGAATCTAGCTCATGAAATGTCATATTCTGACACTCATCTACGATAACTACAGAGTCTCTTACTGTAAGACCTCGAAGATACGAAGTAGTCATAAAGTTGACTACGTTGTGCTTCTTGAGAATCTCGTAAGCATCACCTCGCTGAAAGATTTCATTGGCGATTGCATAGTAAGGCTCTTCATATACCTTAGCTTTCTCTTTATCTGTGCCGGGTAGAAAGCCCATGTCCCGTGTAGGTACTGCACTTCGTACTAGAATAATTTTATCATACTCTTGTTTTGCAATATCATCAAAAGCAAGGTATAGGGAGATAAAAGTTTTACCAGTACCTGCGGCTCCGCATAGAACCATATGTTTTGTACTTTCAAAAGCTACTAACTGGTTTCTTGTTAGCGGTTCAATCTCTGGAATTGTAAAGTTTACTGAAGCGAGAGTTCTAGTTCGCTTTTTCGACATTCAGATTTTCCTTCGTATATCAGCAGAGTAGTCCTCTGCATAATCATAGGGTAGCCAAGGATAACCCTTGAAGTATAGCATACCAACCCATGTTTTTCCCGGAGGAGGAGGTCGAGAGACAACAAGCGGAGCAAATACTCCTTCTAGTTTGAGAACTGTACCTGTGTCTCTCAACGACCTAGTTAAAATCTTATGGTAGCGAACTTTTGTATAGAGAGTTTTCTCGTAAGTAAAAAAGTTCCCCTTTGAATCAATAAAATGCTTATATCGGGACTGTAGCATTTCTGACACAAAGCTAAAGCTCTTGCGAAGAGGAAATAGCTTATGCGGGGTTTGTAAGCGCCTTGCGCCAAGTGTGGCCCCGAGCTGATTTCGATCATCTAGAACCTTATTGTCTAGCCATAAAATTCCGTCTGCGGTATGCACATCATCCGACTGCACACCGTAGACGGGAAACTCAACTGATGCCAAGTGTTTGTAATTTATCACCATATTGTTTTACAAACTTACCCATCGAATAGTCTTCGCCAACATCAAAGTCGCATCCAACGGGAGCGCCCGAAATATAAATTCCGCGGTCCATTTGAATGAATCTTTGAAGATTTTCTCGATACTCTACTACTTCTTCTTGAGGAACCTCCGCAAGAATAGAGTCGTGTACCAGTGCGAAGATTCGAGACTTCATCTTGTTTGTTTGAATGTACGAGTGCATATCAATCGCACCGAGCAAATTAATATCAGATGCCGCAGACTGAACAACGAAGTTCAGCCCCGAACGAATTTCGTGCCCACGAACACCTTTATTGTCAGATGCAACGTTCGGTAGCCGACGCTTGCGTCCAAAAGGCGAGTAAATATACCCGTCTCTCTCAATACTGGCTTTCGTGCTCTCTATCCACTCTTTGAGTTTCCAGAAGGCGCCAAAATAATCATCAATAACTGCTCGAGCTTCGCCAACGCTCATACTTCCGCCGTCTTTGGTCACTTGCTCACTGATCTTGTGAGGACCAGCGCCATACATAATACCGAAGGTTACAGCTTTTGCAGCTTGACGCTCTCGAGCGTATTTTTCTGCCACTTCATCAATCTCACAGTCCAGTCGAAACACTCGGTGAGCGATAGAGGAGTGGAAATTGCCTCCCTGGCGAAAAATATCTTGTAACTCAAGGTCGTCTGCTAAAGCCGCTGCAACATACACTTCGGCTGTAGTCAAGTCCATTGCGACGATCTGATGCCCTTCTTTTGCACGAATACAGCCTTTTACGATGGGATTATCCCGAGGTAGCTGCTGCATATTTAGTTTTCCACTCGAAGAGAGTCGTCCACTCGTGGTGCCGTGCAAATTAAAGTTTGTTCTCAGTCGACGGTCTCGGTCTAGCTGAGGAATGATTTTATCAAGATAAGTATTCTTGATTTTACCATTCTTGCGAACTTCTAGAATATGAGCAGGAACAGGGTGTTGAAGAGCCAGTTGTCCCAGCACTTCTGCATCCGTAGAATCTGCACCCGTTCCTGTCATCTTTCCAGTCGGCTCAAGGCCGATATAGTCGAATAGCAACTTTCGTAATTGAAGAGTGCTATTCGGATTAAAGGGCTTACCTTGATCCTCTTCCAGCTTCGCAATTTCTGTAAAGTCAGAAAGCCCTTTCACTGCTTTGTCAATTTCTGCTTGCATTTCGACTCGACCGAAAGCAAGTCGATTTGGGTCGAAAGGCACACCATTATCTTGAATGTCGGTAAGAAACCGACAGCCAGGAATCAGAATGGTATCATATACCTTGCTCAAACGAGAATTCTTACGAAGAGCCTTGTCAAACTTTTGATAAAGCAAAAAAGTTGCAGCAGCGTCGATTGCAGCGTAAGTCTGCATAATCTCGAAAGGAATCATATCCCAGGTAAAATCTTCCTTTGTGATACGATTCTTTCGACGATATTCGTCCATCCACTCATACATCGGCTTTTCATAGTCGCCATACTTAGTATAGCGCAGAGCAAGCTGCTTCAGACCATGAGTACCGGGATTTTCATCCAGCATATAGTGCATAAGCATAGTATCTTCAAATCGAGGAAACTCGAATCCGAAATGATACTCGAAGAAAGCAAGGTCAAACTTCGCATTGTGAAATACGACCTGCTTCTTCGTAAAGATACGCTGCATCAGTTCTTCTACTTCTTCGTCAATGACTTCAGTAGAAATATAGGCACCGTGGTCATCTTCATAAGACATGGAGAAGCCCAACATATGCCCGTTACGAGGATATAGCCCCGTCGTTTCTGAGTCTAGTGCGATAAAGTTCGCAGGAGCTTCGAGCGCAGCCTGAAGAAACTTCATAGCTGGCTCTTTCTCTTGAATACCATAGAACTGGTCATGAGAAATTTTATGAACCTGCTTCGACCCCGTGATGTATCCAATGATATTGTCACGAGATTCTTCCCAGGGCTTTTTTGCCTCGGGCTTAAACTTAATCATCGCTGGATTAATGACAGGCAGAAACTTGTCATCAACCACACGACCAGAATACTCAGTGATAGAGCTATTCTTCGTAAAATGCTTGAGAGTTTCAGAGCCAACAAGAATGACCCACTCGAAGTCCTCGATATTAATATCAATATCAATATCTTTCTTGAAAACTTTCGATAGGTTCGGGTCAGAGGCCAGGCTAAACTGGTCAAACTCAAATGAACCTTGAAAAAGTTTCTGGTAGTTGTTACGACTAGGTTTGGCTTCCACCAGGGCGACCTTAGCCATATAATGCCTCCTTTAGTTTGCGTGCTCTAACAGCGGGTAGACCGCCGGGGTCTGTATCACGAAGATTAATATTCTTAACTCGAAATTCCAACTTTTCTGCTAACTCTCTTACACTTTCGGCAGCAGATTGACCAGCTTCATCGGGGTCAAAACAAAGATCCAACCCCGTGACGCCTGCAATCTTCAATAGCTGCAATTTGTCCTTTGTAACCGTACTTGTGCCAAAGCTACAAAGAACATTCCGAAACCCGTGCTGATAGAGATTGAGCATATCAAATAGCCCTTCTACTAGCATTACGCGACCTTTTTCAGGCTGTAACTTGCGCATCGGAAATAGCGGTACTTTACTGCCGCTTGGGCTTACTTTGTACTTCGGCTTTCCACGATCATAATCAATTTCTAGCCGCCCTACAAAGCAAGTAATCTTATTCTTAATGTCGTAAATGGGAAATACTACTCTCTCCGCAAAGTCTGGTTGTAGCGATCTAAACGCTCGAAACTCTTTCAGAACTTCTGCCGATACACGAAAGTCTTCATCAACATATTGTGCATCATTTGGCATTCTTAGACCGATACTTTCTGCTCTTACATCCTCAATCTTTCTACGAATCTTCTCTCGAGCAGTTTGAACTCTGTCGGGAGTCTCTCCCATTAAGTAAAAAATGTTACCTTTGAAGCCGCAAGACATACATTGAAAAATACCCATGACTTGATCGACTCTCATACTTGGGTTGCTGTCGTCATGTTCTGGGTTTAAGCATTTAATAAGAAAGTCCTTTCCAGAAGTGCGAAAGTCAATCTTTTTGCTTACAAGTAAGTCTTCTACGTTCATAGTTTCCTTCCAAGAAAGCGAGGGTCGCTTCCTTCGGTAATGTACTGAACTGCACCCTTGTTGAAGGCGGGAGCAAGCCTTGTGCTTTTTGCAAGAATCTCTTCGCGCACTTCGGCGGATTCTAAGTGCAAATTATCCATAATAGTATTTCGAGCGCAGACGCCATTGTCCGTTTGTAGACTCGCATACTCGCGTGTGATGCGTGAGTCTCTCTTTGGGCGATACTCTCGAAAAGGTTTGGTAAACTTTCTTGATACGACTTTCTTTTTGCGACGTCCGCTGTAGGAATGGTTCACAGAAGCGTGTACAAGCATGATAGTCTCCCACTGAAATCTCCATATATTATACGGGAAAATAGCACCCTTGTCAAGAATTAAATATCATGTACTTCGTCCAGATCCGTCTCTCCTGGTATTGGGGCTGACTCTGGTCCAATACGAAGACTCTGCCAGTCCACTCTTGAAGTAAAAGAAATTTCGTCATTGTCTCTCATTTTTACACAGTTAAAGGTAATGCACTTATCGTCTTTTGCGTGAGCATCTAGAGAGAATGCTGCATCCGCAGAGTCAAGAATACCCTTTGCAAATCGTGCTTCACCAGTAATATCTACCTGGTAAGGCGAAAATACAGGAATTTCATACTCCTGCGCAAGGGCTTTCAGTGCTTTACTTACCTCAATCTGTTCGGTCCAATCATACTGACCGTTACGAGAGTTACCTCTCTTTACCTGGTTGATATAGTCTACGATAATTACCGACGGCTCCAGGGCCGCAACTTTCTTGTCGAGTTCTGTACGAATTTTTCCAAGACTCATGTAAGGATCATAGATTACGTCAAGTTGTTTCTTATCATGTAGATGATGCTTCTTTACAAGCTCTGCGTGAAATTGGTCAAAGCTACGATGCTTTTTATACTGAGCGAATGCTTCTTCACCGCCGTCAAAACGACCGGCCCACCATTCTGCTACCAGCTCCCACTCTCCTACGCTGAGATTGCGCCGACGAAGCGCGCCCGCGGACACACCCGTGGCGATTGCACACATTCTCTGTAAAATGGAACGGGACGGCATTTCGATTGTGAAATAGAGAGAAGACTTATTATTACGATAAGCATTCACAGCAATATTTGCACAAGTAAGCGATTTGCCAGCCCCGCGCCGACCACCTGCAAGAATGTAGTCTTGTGGGTGAAACTGAATGAGTGAATCGAATTCATCGTTGAGACCCAGCGAAAACATTTTAGCTAGATCTTCTTCGTCGTCAAATAGCTCGATGCGTTGCATATCCTGGTCGGGATCTTTTAGCTCTACACGATCTTCAACATGAAGAATAATTTGATGAATTTTATCTACATTTTCTTGTGCAGTCGACATGGTAACAGAAGAGTCTAGATACTCTTCTAGCTGGTCCATGATCTCCTGCTGAGTGTACTCGTTCTTTAGATATTCTAGTAGTTGCTCATTCTCAACGTCTACATCCTCTGCCGACATAATGGCATAGAATTTAGACAGTACACTTTCATTTCTTACGGATAGACGAATGTCGTCAAAGCTGGGAAAGTCGCTATGCGTCTCAATATGCTTATCTACAAAATTGTAGACAGCATGATACTCGGCAGGAAGATAGTGCTTGCGAATGCGCGCCCACGTATCAACATCCCGCTCGTCGAGTATCTTCTTGAGAAGAATAGATGCTATGTTCAAATTCTACTCCACCCAACATAAAGAGAGCGAGGCACCTGCTAGGCAACCCCGCTCCCACTTAGAAAAAGCCAGAAACTGGTTTAGCCAGCGGCTTTTGCTTTCCGTGCAGCGCCGTCGTAATCTGCGACAGCAACACCACGACGCGTAAGCATCGTCTTGACACCGCGAGCCGTCTTACCGAGGGCTTCTGCGATCTCTTCAACAGTCATGCCGGACACGTCACCGAGCTGCTCGAAGGCATCGACTTTAGCGCCGCCCTTCGTTTCGCGCTGACGCGGAATGGCATCGATTTGACCTGCGCGCATCAGGCTCAGAGCCTTACCACGCACAGAGGCGACCGGACGGTCAAACTCTGCTGCCAGATCTTCGATGAAAGCACCGTCATTGCAAAGCTCAACGAAGCGAGCTTCTTCGTCTTCGCTATAGGTGCGAGGCGTTTCGACCTTCGGGGTCGGACGCACGTGCGAGGTCAGTTCCATGGAAAGAATCTTACCTTGCACTTGCTTGGCGGTGAAGCCTTGGCCGAGTTGCTCAGCAATCTCTGCATAGGTCAGGGCACCGCTGTTCTCTTCGACAATGAGGCGCAGGTTAGCTGCTTGCTCGTCAGTGAACTTGGAACCACCAGCGGCGGATGCAAGCTCAACGTCAAAGCCCATCTTGCGAAGTTTGCTGGACACAGAACGTGCAGAGGTTTCAAACCGATCTGCCGCTTCTGCGACCGTTGCTTGAGACACGGGGGTCTCGTCACCCACGAATGCGGTCAGTTCGTCAGTCCGCTCGTCGGTCCACTTGGGAAGTGCTGCCATTGTAAATCTCCTAGAAATTCAGATAAATTAGTTACTATAGTTACGCCAGCTTCTCTGGCTTTTTGGGTTTTGGAAGACTCGACTCCGCTTTCATTTACGAGAATTGTAACGTCCTTGGTAACTGTGGACTTAACCTCGAAACCAGCATTTGTAAGTGCCTCTGTTGCTATAGCCTTTGTCTTATAACTTGTTAGCTTTCCAGAGATACACACTACGCCGCGAGTTTTAGGTTTTACTTTCTTTGTGAAGCGAAAATCGAAGGGCAAAGAGCCGTCATAAAAACTATAAAAGTCTTTACGAAGCCAAGTCAAAAGGTTCTCAGTCGCTTTTGGCCCTAGACCAGCTTGCTTGCAGACCTCTGTATTTAGGTCTCCAATACTTTCTGCAACCTGGGAAAGTTTTTCTGCTGCGGTATTCCCGATTAGAGGAATATTAAAAGCAGGGAGCAACACGTTAAGTGAAGAAGATTTTGACTTTTGAATCTCGCTGTAAAGTTTTTCAGCGATTTTCTCAGAGCCTAGACTGGCTTTCAATTCTTCTTCAGAAAGCGTGTAAATCTCATCAATGTCGGTCAATTCGAGCTTAGCAATAGTAGAGGGTCCCAGTCCTTTGATTTTGAGAGTTTTAGCAAAATGTTCGATGGACTTTTGGACCTTGCTGGAACAAGCCGAATTCACGCAGTAAAGTACGTCGTTGCGCCACTCCAGGGTGCTATCACAGCTAGGACAATTTGTCGGTGCTACGATGGCTTGCATGGGCGTGGCGCTCCTCTCACTGAATGAACATATATTATACGGAAAAAGGGGGTGGCTGTCAAGACTTATTTTTCGGAATGTCCTTGAGTATTTTTGAGCCAATTTTGAAACACTCTGTATGACC